GCCGCCTCTCCCCTCCCCCCTGTAGCCAGACCTGTAGCCCCGGCACCTCTTGGGCCATAGGGCCACGATAGGGCCTCATAGACAGGGTAGCATGAACAGGCGAATTGCCTTGATTCTAAAGGGGTTTGAGCGTTGTGCCCCTCATGCGCAGTCTGCCTGTTCAGCGGCGAGCCAGCAGCTACCTAGTCAGAATCCCCTAGCGAGTTCTTGCGCTCTGCGCCGGCCAGACCGCGTGCTCCGTTGCATCCGGTGCACCCCTGCCGGTGGGTGTCCTGGGTCCCATTTCCTCTTTGTACAGGAATCGCAAAAAGGAGTCTGCGCGCTCGTCTGGACAGGACTCGCAACAAGGGACGGAGGGGAAGTTGACAGGGGGCGCAAAAAGGGGTACAGAGACTGGCATGGGTGAGACGAAGAAGCATCGGTACGAGCGGGAGCAGTTGAAGCAGGATGTGTCGCTCGTGTCGGGGCGGATGATGAAGTATTTGACGGAGGGGAGTCGGCTCGAAGAGCTGATGGCGGAGACGAAGCTGCGGGATTTGATGGTGTCGATGGGGATTTTGACGGATAAGTTGTTGTTGTTGGACGGGCAGCCGACGCAGATTATCGGGACGCCGCAGCAGAAGCAGCTGGACGAGGTGGGGGCGGCGGTGTTGCAGGCGCTCAGGGAGCGGGGGTTGGGGGGACCGGCGGTGACGTTGACGGAGCGGTCGGTGACGGTGGAGCCGAAAGTATGAGGGACGCCGAGGCCTTGGCGGGGCTGGATGCGGAGACGGTCGCGGCGTTGAGTGATGCGGACCTGCTGGCGTTGGCGCAGGACGTGATTGCGCTCCAGGCGCAGGACCGGCATGTGAATCAACTGCGCTACTACCACCCCGTCTCCGCGAAAGCCGTGCAGATCCATACCTCGCAGGCGAAGATTCTGGGGATTGGGGGCGGGAACGGGAGTTCCAAAACCGATAGTGCGCTCGTGGAGTTGGTCATCCGGGCCACGGGGCAGATTCCCTTGGCGTTGGAGGCGACGTATCCACGGGAGAAGCTTCGGGGGCCGATCAACTGTCGGGTGGTCGTCGAATCCATTACCAACACGCTCGATACGATCATCCTGCCCAAACTCCAGTGGTGGCAGTGGCAGGGGGTGGACGCGCCGGGGGGGCCTCGTGGCCATTACGGCTGGATTCCCAAGCATTGTCTGCTCAAGGGGGAGTGGGAGTCCTCCTGGACCGCCCGCACGCGTCTCCTCGAAGTCTGCTACCGAGACCCCGGCAGTGACGTGGTGCGGGGAGTGAGCCGGATTCAGTTCATGTCGTATGACCAGGACCCCAAGGATTTCGCCTCCGGCGACTTTCAATTCATTCTCCACGACGAACCCCCCAAGGAATCCATCTGGATTGAGAACCTGGTTCGGGCCAAGCGCGTGAACGGCACGATGCTCATGGCGATGACCTGGCCCGACGACCCCACGACCCCTGTCGATTGGATTATTGATCGCGTCTATGAACCGGCTCAACCGGGGAAGGACCACGATCCCACCTACGAGTGGGTCACGATGTTTGCGACGGAGAACGGGAACCTCGACCAAACGGCGATTGCCGAACTCGCCCGCACGCTCTCCGTCACGGAACGCCAGACCCGCATCTATGGGCAGCATCTCCGCTTGAGTAATCGTGTGCATCGCCTCTTTACCGACACCGACCATACCTGGTGCGTGGGCTGTCAGGACCTGACCATCCTCGACGCCGAGGGGGCCTGCGGGGTCTGCCACGGCGATGACGTGATGACGTTTAACCATGTGACGCCCGTGGTGGCGAATCCCCTCTATCCCGTCATCCAACTCCTGGACCCCCACCCGCGCAAACCCCATATGGCCGTCTGGGTGCAGATCGATGCGTTGGACGATCTGGGGGTGATTCATGATTGTGAAGTCCTGGGGGGGCCAACCGATGTGGCCGAGGAGATTCGGGAGATCGAAGCGGCGTATGGGTGGACGACGGTGCGGCGTCTCATCGACCCGAACATGGGGCGCAGTCCCTCCGGGACCGACCGCAGTACGACCTGGCAGGACGCCTTTGAAGCCGTGGGCCTCCTCTACGATCTGGCCGACGATAGCAGCGTCGGACGCGCCCTGATCGATGAAGCCCTCCGCCCCGACCCCTCCACCCGCCGCCCGCGCCTCACCATCGATCCCCGCTGTACCCGCACGATCTACCAGATGAAACGCTATGCCTGGGACGACTATAAGAAGAGTCTGGAGAAGGATCAGAAGCAGAAGACCAAGCAACGACACGACGACTATCCGACCCTCTTGAAGTACCTGATGAATAGTCAACCCACGTTCCGAGGACTGCGCGATGGGGCGCGGATGCTCTCGCTCATGTCAGGCGGACGCAAAAATGGCTACTGATCTGTATGCGGGCGACATCGTGGAAACAGACTATGAGTGGGTGAATCGAACCTGGGAACGGATGGAACGGGAGAACCCAGAACAGAGGATACTCGGAGGAAGAGTGGCAACCCCAACCGAACCGCCCTCTCTTCTCGTGTCCCGAACCCTTCCTGTCCCAGCCCTGTCGGAACCGCGTCCGGTAGCGCCCCTATTATCTTGTCAGCAGTTGATTTTGTCAACAGAAAAGTTTACTAGTGGTACGACTAGGGAGATCCCTAGGGGCAGAGCAAGGGTCATCTCGAATGTGAAAACGATTCGGAAGGGACCGTAATGGCGAAACTACGTACCAGTCTGTCCGTCGAAGATCGAGACGACTTTGTCCAAACCGTGATCGACCGCTATCAGGACGATCTCTCGGATCGCGCCGATTGGTCGGAAGCGCGGCTGCAACGCTATGCCAAGCTCCGGGGCTGGATGGAGACGAAGAACTATCCCTGGCCGGATGCCTCCAATCAGCACGTCCCGATGTTGATGACGAATAGTCAACGCACCCAGGATACCCTCCATAACGCCGTCATGGGGTCCCGCCCCGTGATGTCGGCCATTGCGGTGAATAAGGTCGATGCCGAGAAGGGCACGTCGATTGACGAACTCCAAGACTACCAACTCTTTGTCGAACAGAACGGGGAAGAGAAGATCGGGGAACTCATTACGAGCTTCGTCGATGATGGCAAGGCCGTCGCCTTTATCCCCTGGGTGAAGGAGACCCGCGAGGTGCGGGAGACGAAGCCGATTCCGCAGCCCGCCCCTGGCACCGACCCGCAACTCCCGCTCTTGCAACTCCTGGCCGACACCTTTCCAGGGTCCGTGGCGGAACGCCATGCCCCCGACCGATTCACCGTGCGCTGGACGACGGAGACGGGGCAGACGCAGCAGGCGAAGGTGTCGGTGTTTGAGGATGAGGACGGCGCGACCTTTGCGCAGATTACGAAGAAAGCGACGATCTTTGACGGACCCTGCATTATTCCTGTGTCGCTCGAAGACCTCGTGGTGCCCTCCCGTGCGGCGAATCTGCAACCCCCTGGCCCGTCCAACCCGAACGGAGCCGATCATGTGGTCATGGTGGACTACCCCAGTTGGGACGAAATCAAGCGCCTGCAGGATCGCGGGTACTACGATCTGTTAGAGGACGACGAATTAGAGACGTTGGAGGAGCGGGTCGAAGGCGAATTGGGGGACACCTCCTCGCAGACCATGACCGATCCTGAACAGCATAAGGTGCAGAAGGATGCGCTCGCGGGCCTGACCTATGGGAACGCCAAGACCTCGGCCAAGGTCTTTACCCGTCTCACCTACTTTGGTCGGTGGGACATCGACGATGACGGGTTTGAAGAGGAAATCGTGGCGCGGGTGCTGTTGGAGTCGAAACAACTCTGCCGGCTCCGACATTTACAGGACGAATATCCCACCCCCACCCCGCGCCGTCCCTTTGCCGAAGCGACGTTCCTGCCGGTGCCAGGACAATTCTACGGCATTTCCTTGATCGAACTCCTGGAACACCTCCATGATCTCTCGAAAGTCATTCTCGATCAGATGATCGATAAGCATTCCATTAGTAACAGTCCGTGGGGCCTCTATCGGAGCGCGTCGGGGATGCGGCCTGAAGTGGTGCGCATGTCCCCTGGGGAACTCTATCCCGTGAGTAATCCCCAAACCGATGTGGTGTTCCCGCAATTGCCGCTGGGCGATCAGTCGGTGGCGATGAATATCCTGGCGCTCTTGCAGCAATGGGCGGAGAAAAGCAGTATGCAAGGGGCGTTGCAGTTCGGCGCGGTCCCGCAAGGCAAGTCCTCGGCGCTCCGCACGAGCAGCAATATGGCGAACGTCTTGCAACAGGGTGATGCCCGACCGGAACGCATCCTCCGGAGGTTCTTCCTGGGCCTGAGTGAAGTCTACCAACAGATGCACGAACTGAATCAAGCATTTTTGCCGCCGAAGAAGCAGTATCGCGTGACCGGTGTGGTGCCCCCAGGGTCGGACCCCTATAAGACCGTCGAGAACACGCGGGACATTAGCGGGCGCTTCCAATTCGATTTCAAAGCGAATTCGCTCAATACGAACAAGGCCGCGCAAGCCCAAATCCTCACCCAGTTGAGCCAACTCCTCGTCAATGGCATGACGTTCCAGATGGGACTCATGGACAAGGAGAAGTTCTACAATCTGATGAGCGATATTGTGAAGGCGAACGGCCAGGACCCGAACCGCTACGTGATTCCGCCGCCTGATGCGAATGTGCCGAAACTCACGGCGGAAGAGGCGATGGGACAGATGACGCAAGGGATTCTCCCCCAGGGCATTCCCTCGGAAGGGGCACAACAGCATTTGCAAACGCTCCAACAATTTACGCGGGACCCGCGCTATGCGGCGTTGCTCCAGAGTGAACCGGCGTTCCAACTCATCTTCCAGACCTATGTGCAACAAGTGCAAGGCCTCGTGCAGAAGCAACAGCAGGAAGCCATGATGGCGCAACAGTTCGCGCAGATGCAGGGCGGCGGCGGGGGCGGTCAACCCGGCCCGCCAGGACAAGTCGATCCCCAAGCCGATCAGATGAATATGGGCCAAGGCCCGAATCAAGTGGCGGATGAGAGTCTGCCAGGGGCGAAAGGCATGATGTGAGAGAGCTTGAATGTGAAATCGTGTGCCCACAGTGCCAGGCGTCGTATGGACAGGTCTTTCGCGTCCAGTATGACAACGGCTGGCGGAACGAATCGGAGCCGAATCCCATTCCCGCCTACTGTTCGATCTGTGAGGTTCCGACGGAACGGAAGCGGTAGAGACTTGACAGAGCACCCGTAATAGCGTATGCGAGGGGTGTACGAATAACCCCGTAAGGATGTGCATGCCACCCACAAAGCGTGAATTTTTGCAAGCCGTGCATCCTGCCTCGATGCCCCTCTCCTCCATCCCCTATGAACACGCCCTATTGCGGAGTGCCGCCGTGCAGATGGAACATCTGACGGGCGACCCTGCGTGGGACAGTTTTCTCGCCAAGATCCAGGCGAAACGGCTCGAATATCTATCTGAAGCGCAGACCTGGACGGAGGCGTTGAAGGTGGCGGTCGATCAGGGCCAAGTGAAGACGGCGCAAGTCAATGTGGCGGTGTTTGAGTCCTGTGCGCGACTCTGCCAAGAGATGATGGAATTGCCAGGGGAGATTCTTGCGACCCATCGCAAGAGTATGCCTGTGGATGCGGTGCCAGCCCGGCCATAACAGGGCTGTGGGGATCAACCAGAACTGATTGGGGAGGTGTGCGATGACGGAAGAGGCGACCGAAACGCCCGTAGAGGAAGTCCCGATAGTCGAACCACCTACGGTTGAACCCGTAGTCGAAACACCTGAGCCGATACCGGAGACCGCCGAGGTCCCGACGCTCGAACCAGGTGGAGACCGTTTTAAGCAGGTCTGGGCACGCGCCAAGACGGCGGAAGCGGATCGTGAGACGTTGCGGGCGGAACTCCAACGGGAACGTGAGGAACGCATCCGTCTTGAGGAACGGTCGAAGGTGCAGGAGGAGCACAAGGCCAAGACCGAACCCGAATATACGTGGGAGCAACTCGAAGGGTTGATTGCCGATGGCAAGACGACCCTGGGGAAAGCCGCCGCGTATCGGGAGGAACTGGTCTCGAAGCGAGCGGTGGAGAAGGCGAAAGCCGAAATGCAGGCGGAACTGCAGACCACCAGTGCCCGCACGACCGTCTCTAGTGAACTCGCACGGTATAAACAGGCGATGCCGGAGATTCTACAATCCGGGACGCCGGAACGGCTCAAAGTCGAACGGGAATACGCCTATCTCACGCAAACGCTTGGCTATCCGGCCACGTTGGCGACGGAATTGGCGGCGACACGGGCGGCGTTGGGCGATACCGAGACGGTGGAACGGCTCGCGCAGTCCAAGCGCGGGATGACGAAGGAATCGTTGGAAGAAACGCATTCCTCCACCAAACGTCCCACGGCGAAAGGGCCGGATCTGGTGGGGAAACTCTCCCCACGCGAGAAGGCGCATTATGAAAAGATGATTGCCAATGGACGCTATGCCGATTGGCAAGAAGTGAAAGCCGAATTGGAATGGGAACGGCCAGGAGCGAAACGTGGCTGAACTCCTCATTAAGAAACAGTGGACGCGGGCTGAGCAACTGCAAGCCCTCGAAGCCGGGGGCAAGAAGAAGGGGCGAGCGGCTGGTGGCTGGATGGCGGATATCGCCGCCCAGAAGAAGGTCATTACGCTCTGTCAAGGCTGCACGCATAAGTTCAATCCCAAGCGTGTCGGCTATCGGAAAGAGAAGGAATTTCCGGTGTGCCAAGCGAAATGCGATGGGTGTTCCACCTGGGACCCCTTCTGTAGCTGGTACATCTACGAGGAGTTGTATACGACGGTGCGCTCCACGGCAGAGGAACGTCGCGCCCTCGCGGCCTCCCGCGCCAAGCGGATTGCACACGGATTTTTGTAATGGACACACACGACCGTCCTCGGATGGGTCGTGAACACCAAGGAGATTATTATGCAGTATGCAGGTTGTTTGTGCGGGGCCGCCCCCGTCATTAAGCGATACAAAGCGAGTGCCACGGGGATGGTGGCAGGGGCCATTGTCTGTGCGCAGGCGAATGGCAGCAGCGGGCAGATGATCGTCACCGCCGCCACCGCCACGGCGAATCAGTTGGGGTCGTTACTCGATACCGGCGTGGGACCCAACGCGCCCATCACCTATAGCACGACCCAGGGGGCCGATGAGGCCGTCTATGGCGTGATTGTGAATCCCGATCAGATGCTCAGGGTCTTGATGGTCACGGGCGCGACGGGCACCGCCCTGACGGCGGATACGATTGTCACCGCGACGGCGAGTGGTCTCACGACGATTGGAGGGACCTCGGTCGCCTCCCCAGACATGGATCAGGGGATTGTCTGGTATCTGAGCGGGGCGAACGTGGGTCGGAGCCGTACCATTGGCTCAACCTCCAGCGTGACCGCCACCGTGATTGTCCCCTTCGCGGCCAATGCCATTGGGGACACCTTCGTGTATGCGGGTCTGAATATCGGACTCCAGGGCATGACGCTCACGACCTCGGTGCAGAATGTCCGGTCGGACATTGCGATTGCGACCGGCGTGAATGCGACGACGATTGATCTGGAATTGAACGGGATTTCTGACAGTTATGTGACGGCGACCTTGGGCGACTGCGTGTGGTGTCAAACCACCTAGTCGAACCCCATTTTCTAACATAAAGGATACAACATTATGCCAGCAGTACCTCATTCTAGTGGCAACTTCGGAGACCTGCTCGATAAGCGGGTCACGAAGTTGTTCTATGACAAATATAAGCAGTTGCCGGATCGGATTGCCTCGATCTATTCGATTGAGAAATCCAACGATCAGTTCGAGAAATGGTCTGGCGTGGGGTCCTTGCCGGACTTCACCCAGTTCGCCGGAACGGTCGGCTATCAGGCGCAAGCCCAGGGCTACGACACGACCGCGACCCACGTGCCGTTCGCCAACGGCATTCAGATCGAGCGGGAACTGTACGACGATGACCGTCATGGCATTTGGGAACGACGCCCCGTGGCGTTGGCCCAAGCCGCGCAGCGGACCCGACAGAAGCACGCCGCGAGGATCTTCAATACCGGCGCGTTCAACGTCGATACGTTCTTCTCGAATAACAGCGAAGGCGTGGCGTTGTGTTCCGATAGTCACACGACCAACTCTGGCGTGTCCACCACCTCTGGATTCGATAACCTCACGACCTCCTCGCTCAGTGCGGTGTCGGTCGCGGCGGCTCGGATTCAGATGCGTGGCTTTCGTGGTGATGTGGGCGAGCGCATCAGCGTGACCCCTAGCACCTTGCTCATTCCCCCAGACCTCTACGAGATCGCCTTCGAGATCGCGGAGAGTGAAGGGAAAGTAGATAGCGCAAACAACAATGCGAACGTCCATAAGGGCAAGTACGAAGTGATCGATTGGGAATACCTGACCGACACGAACAACTGGTTCATGATGGACTCCTCCATGCAGAAGGAGAGCCTGACCTGGTTTGATCGTATTCCGCTAGAATTTGCGATGGCAGAAGAGTTGGACACGCTGATCGCCAAGTGGAGAGCGTACATGAGATATTCCTGTGCGTGGTGGGACTGGAGATTCATCCTCGGAGGGAATGTTTCGTAAATGTTCACTGGACATACGTCCATGCGGAAGATTCGGATGAAACGTCTTGGACTCTCGATTGGCCCCAAGGCCACGGGGTCCAAGACGCGACGGGGCTTGACGCGCACGATTGGCCCTATGGCGAAGAATCGTGGCGTGGGCCCCCTCAAGAAAGGCACACGATGACCTACAACGGCCACATTGGTTTATCGAAACCGAAGCGGGGCAAGGTGGCCAAGGTGCTGCACGAATGGAAAGCTGGATCGCTCCATTCAGGATCGAAGAAAGGCCCCACCGTCACGAATCGCAAGCAGGCGATTGCCATTGCGATGAGTGAAGCGGGGATGGGCAAGAAGCGGAGCACGACATGAAGCAACGCCAAAGCTATACGGGCACACCGTTACCAGGGAAGGCCTCGAACGGGTTTGCCAAAGCGAAGGCGGGCATTCGTGAAGTGAACGGCTACGCGAGCTATCGGGGGCTGTCAGAGTTTGGGGGAGAGATGGCGAGCGTGGATGCTCGAAACAATAGGAATCGTCGGTCGGCGGATTCGTATATGGGCCAAGTGCAATCCTATCTCAGTAAGGTCAGGAATGGGCGCAGCGTGCGGGAAGCCGATCCGTCGCAACCGGCGTTGGGTCCTGACGCAGAAGTGTTGCGTCAAACCAACGCGATTGATAAGGCGAATCGCCGCAGTCCACGATAAGGAGCGTGATATGCCAAATCGGTATCATACGAAATTCAGTCAGTCTAAGATCAGCGCGACGATGGCCCGTCCGTCGAATCCTGCGGGGACCACGGCAGCGATGCCGCAGAAGCAGGGGTATTGCTCGACGGGATTGCCTGGCACAGCCTCGAACGGGTTTGCCAAGGCGAAGGCGGGATTCAAAGAAGTCAATGGCTATGCCAATTACGCGGGTCTCTCCAAGGGGAAGAAGGCGAACTGCGACAGCGGCATGGAAATGGCTGAGATGACATCGATGAAGTCGAAAAAGAAATAACCTGAGATCCCTGTTGAGTCTACGCAACACGGGGACGCGCTTTCGCGCACAGGACATCGTGGAATAAGGAGCGAATAGTATGGCCTACATCACAAAATATGGATCATTCTGGGGCTTGTTGCCCCAAACCAGTGGACGAATTTTCTTTGTGGCCCCTTCCGCCTCGTATACCGTGGAAGGGCGGACCTATCCCGCGAGTAACGATAATGATGGCCTGTCGCCTGAACGGGCACTCCTCACCGTCGCGCAAGCGATTACCAATTGCACGGCCAACGTGGGTGATGTCATTGTGATGCTCACCGGCGCTCATTCGGTCTCCTCGACCATCGTGGTGAACAAAGCGGGGATTACGATTACCGGCATCCCTGGCAGCCGTCATATTTCGCGTCCTCATGCGAATGCGGGCGGGATGCGGAACCGGACCACGATCACCAGTACCAAATCGGTCACTTCGACGACTGACGGTGCGATTTTCCAAGTGGCAGCGTTGGATGTGGAAATTGCGTTTTTGCATTTGACCCCTCCGGCAGCGGGGGGCGTGGGCATCGATATCTCTCCGACCGTGGATACCGCCAATCGGCTCTATGTGCATGATTGCACGTTTGCCTTGACGAACACCGCTTCGGTGACCACCTATGGTCTGAGCATTGTTGCTGGCTTATCGGCAAGTAAAGTCGCGGACATTACGGTGAGTCATTGCTATTTTCAGTCTGGAGTCAGCGGGGCGTCTGGAGCCAACGGGGCTGCCGTCAACGTCCTGGCCACGACGCATGGCATGACCATCGAGAACTCGACGTTTGAATTGAAAGGGACCGCCGCCTGGGCGAAAGCCATCAATGTGACGGCTGACGCGGCTGCAGTCTTAGGCGTTGTGGTACGTGATTGCGATTTTGTGAATCCAACCACCACGACTACCGTGATTACCACGGCCATTTTGTCGGCTACTGTCACCAATCCTGGAGCGATTATCGCCTATCGCAATTATGTCGATGCCGGCACCGACTTTGCGACCGCAGCGGCGATCAATGTGATTTCGGTGGCAGAAAATTACCTGGCGAGTGTCGCCACGAACGGCGGCGTGCTGGCAACGAACCTCTAACCTCTTACGGCTTTTCCGGTTGGGCCGACCAACCGGACTTTTATCACTGGAGGATGGCATGGTTCATTTGACCGACTCAGGGTATCCCGCAGGGACGATTGTTGTGGCGGCCGCCATCCAACCCCGTTATTACGAGTTTGTCCTGTCGCTGGGCGCGCTCGGCGCGCCGGCAGGCACCAAATTGCATATTGAGCGGAGTTGCGATATCACCCAGAACTTCAACAACGGCGTCAAGAAGATGGTGGGCGAGTGGGTCTGGTTTCTCGGTGACGACCATGCGTTTTCCCCTCAATTGTTGATGCGCTTGTTGGGGCATAATGTCGATGTGGTCGTGCCGATTACCCCCTGCAAAGTCCCGCCCTATGCCCCCTGTCTCATGCACGGATTGCCTGATTGCCCCGATGGAGACTGGAATCCAGAAATGCCACTCTATCATTGGGATGAACTTTCTGGAGATGGCTTGCTGGCGCTCCCGAAGGGCGATTTCATTGGACAGGCGGGGATGCTCGTCAAGAAGACCGTCCTCGATAAAATCGGCTATCCGTGGTTCAAGTGTGGACAAATGGACCCTGGCCGACTCCAAGAAGATTTGACCTTCTGCCGAGAACTTCAGCAACTCGGGTATACCGTCTACGTGGATCAAGATGTGATTTTCGATCACTTTGCGCCCGTTTGTATTACGGCGAGAAAGCATGAAGGCCAATGGGTGCCAGCCATTAGCGCGGGGACAGGGAGTGTCGTGGTGTTGCCGTTCTGTGCGACCAAGAAGAATGCCAATCACGATTATAATTCCACGATCGATCCTCGAAAGCGTGAGATCAACCCTGATTATCATGCGAGTCCTCTTTTAACAGAACCAGTCCCAGGATGAGTACGCTATGACGACGCCCGGAATCCCGACACGCAATTCTATATTATGCGGGACTAGCACGGTCGCGTCGTCAGTTATTTTCGGTGAGAACTGCACCGTGTGGCACGGGGCCACGATCTGCGAGGAGACCATCTTAGGGGAAGGCGTGGTGGTGGGCAGCAACGTCTGGATTGGTAGGGGTTGTCAGATTGGGGCGTTTACCCGTATCCAACATGGCGCGTTTAT